CTTGGCTGTAATGCCGCTGTACGGGCAGCGTCATCCAATCCAAAAATGTGCCGTTGTTTGTAGAAGCCGCGTAAACCACCGGGTTCATTGATGGCAATATCCAAGTATGGTTGCAAATATTGCATGGCTTCATCTGGTTTAATATTAAAATCTCTAGCCATATCCATGCCATTTTTTCTGACCAGATTGATTAACGCTAATTTATCTACGGCATTAGGGTTTTTTTCAGCCGCAATTACCAAAGGATGGTTGATCATTGCAATTTGACTGTCGTTGATTTTCTTTTGTTTAGCTGCAAACAACTTTATACGGTCTTGTTCAGCAGTAGATGCAGCACTTGATGCCGTTGACTGTGATGTATCAATTCTTGATTTAGATGTTCCTGCTGATACACCAGCTTCAGTTTCTGCCCTCTCTCTTTCTGCAATTTTTATAGCCAATTCTTCAGGCATCAATTGTTGTAATCTGCTTAACTCAGTCCTAGACTTTTGAACTTCTAGCGGATTTATTTGCTGTGCTTGTTGAAATGCTTGCCCACTTCTAGCAAGGTTTACCATGTCAGCAAGTGACATAGACGCAGGAGGTTTTACATTTTGTGCAACAGGGCTAACTGAAAAATCTGCCATTTTTTATCCTTATCTTGCGCTGAAACTTAACTTCATGCCTTGCGCCCCACCCATGTCTGGGTTGGGTTGAGTAATTCCCTGTGGCGCATAAGTAGTTGGCGCAACGCCATAATTGGTTGGTGGCGCACCCCGTGATCCCAATAACGCAGGCAACATAAATGCATTACTAACGCCTTGTGTGGCCCCTGAATAGGCATTTGCCGCACCAACTTGACCGCCAGCTAATGCATTACCAATTCCAATTGTTGCTTGACCAATGTTGCCAGCGGTGTTTTGTGCAAGGTCTGAAACTTGTCCTTGCGCTTTTTGACCAATCCCAGCAATACCCGCTAAAGTGTTGTAAATGTTTGTTCTTTCACCTTGGAAACGGTTAAACACATTGCCAAATTCTGTACTTGCCGCACCTTGACCGTAATTTACCAAGCCTTGCAAAGCATTACCGCCAATCAAACCACCAGCTTGATTTGCCAAGTTTGTGGTTGCCAAATTTCCTTGCTGAAGTCGGAAGTTGTAACTAGGATCAATTCCCGCTAGAAAATCTTCCTGACCAAATTGTTTAGTCAAGTAAGGCTTCATGCCAGCAATATCGCTTAATGCGCTATAACCAGCTTCTCTATAAGGGCGCTGTTGTTCATTTTGAATATTGAACATTTCCCGTTGTTGGGCAATAGCTTCTCTTGTGGCGGCGGCTTGTGTTTCAGCGGCTTGTTTTGACGCTTTTGCGCCCATGTAGCCCGAAATAACACTACCAGCAGCTTGTGCGCCTGCAACATACATCCAACTCATATTATTCCCCTTTAATCTTTAGCGGCTTCAATTTATTTGAAGAATCAAACAACGCAAGATCATCTTGTTCAATCATTTCTTTTTCAATTTCATCCAAGTCGGTTTTGTCAGTCTTGTGAAATGTGATGCCAATTGCGTCAGTTACTGCCAAGGTCACCCGCTTAGTGCCGGGCTTGCTCTCAATAATGTCCCCCGCATACAAATGCACCATCCCCTTTTCAGACCACGCAATTATTTCACCTTTAGCGCACAAAAAATAGTGGTCTTGCTTATGAACTTTGCCAATAATTAACGTGCCTGCTGGTCTAGTTAACTTTCTTGCGTACATCCCGCCATGAAAATAATGCTCTGTGTGCATGGAATCAGCCACCGCCTGCAATTCAGCTTGTGGCCTCTGCAACATTTCCATTTGCAATCTTTCGATCTGTTCACGGGTTGGAACATTGTTTATTAGTAAATCGTTCATTGGTTGTAATATGGCACTTTGTATGCCACACCATTGACGGTCACATTTATAAACCCCACAGGGTTTGCAGGCAATGTTGCTGACCCTGCTGTGGCAGTGGTCGCACTGGTGAAGTTCAACAAGTTAATGAAAAACTGTTGCCACGCCCTTGTTGGTCTTTTGGTCTGTCCATCCAAAAACTCCGACTGTGGATATGGTTGGCTTTGTGGGGTAGGTAACATTAATTTTCCCCTACGCTAGATTTTAAGTTGGCAGAAATGATGACCGCCTTAACAGGGTCAGAAATTGAAACCTCAAACACACGATCCCGCGCTGTACCCAACCGCCGCCAAATGGCACGGTTTGCATACTTGCCAATCAAGCCTATGGTAGTCCAGTGTTCGTTTGACCAAGTAGAACCGCCGTTGTCTGACCACCGCAGCATGGCTTGGGGGTTTTCCCCTTGACCTGTGGAAAGACCAACGCCGGGCTGGAATTGAATCTGCAATTCATCAAAATATTCCCGCTGGAAGTCTGACACTAAATGCGGTGCGCGGCGCAAACGCCTAACGTGCTGTCCATCATCTGTGTAGTTTAGCGGGTCAAGTTTGTAAATCTTGCCGTTGGAATAGTCCCCAACCATCACCAAACCCTGAAACTGAACGCAACAATTACCCCGCGCACGTTCATATTGACCTAAGTTGTTTGTATACAACCACTTATGCCACATCCCTGATGCAACGTCATAAGCCCATGTAAGGTTAATTGAGGGAAAGCTGATTACATAAACTTCGTGACCCTCAAGCTGATAAGTCCATGCAATAGCATTGCTAATCACTTGATTTGTCAAAGAATTTTCAACCGCATGGGTGGAAATCCTTGTGGGTACATAGCCATTCATTTGCACAATTTGGGCTTGACCCCTAATGTTTCGGCTTAAATATGCAAAGGAATTGCCAAGCCGCGCCACGCTAAATTTGGCTGCAATGCCGTGCTGGGTGGATGTGCCGGGGATTCTTTGGAACGGGAAAGGGCTTGTTCCCGCATCAATCCACACTTCACTAGATACCTCACCCAACAAATAAATTTCACGGTGATCAACAATTAATGAAACCAAATCATCAGGCGCACCATCTTTACTACCAAAACTTAAAGCTGGCGAAATTGGCGATAAAGCCGCAGATGCACCAAACTGCTGAGTATCTGGGCGGTTGTACACAAAGTAATTGTCCACAATATCCACCGCGCTACCGCTAGTGAATGCCCCATCAGTGCTTGGCAAAACTGACCAATTTAAGCCATATAGCGTTCTTGAAGTGACTGTTTGGGAATTGTTGACCGTGTATGTTCCAACGCCCCCTGTGCCTGTTCCAAGGGCTGTAATGATGGTTTGCGCGGTTACTGTTGAACCTTGGATGGTTTGACCCACAGCCAAAGTTCCGCTAGTCACTGCGGTTACGGTCAAGGTTGTTGTAGAAATTGATCCTGTGACAACCGCCCCTGCTGTGGCGCTGTTCATTTGCGTGGAAGCCACAGTTTGACTTTGGTTTACAGTGTAAGTACCAATCCCGCCAGTTCCAGTACCCAAGGCAGTTATGACGGTTGATTGAGTTACGTTTACCCCAAACAAAGCCTGATTGATGGCAATTGTTCCATTAGTGATTGCGGTGACCGTTAAGGTTGTTCCGCTGATTGATCCAGTAAAAACCGCCGCAGATGGGCTAGAAATGCGCCATGTGTAGCGATTCTGACCGTCCACAATGTAAACATTCACGCCGTTGTCGGTGATGCCTACAATGCCAGAAGAAGTGTTTAATTGACCCACCATTGTGGTGGTGTAGGTGGAAGTCAAGGCATAGACATAAGGGCCACAGACCGCCACAAGAATGTCGCCACCAGACAAGGTACGCATTCCCCTGATTTCTTGCTGATTCTGAAAAAGCACCAATGAAGTTAGCCCCGGCGTTGGGTACAACGCCACCACCCCGCGTTCACCTTGCTGTTTTAAAGGGTCGATTTCAGGCACAAAGTTGATGCACTCTTGGGCATCTTGGTAGATGCTGGGCGCTTCGTAGGATGGGCCAACAAAGCCAAAATCAGCCATTATCTAAAGCCCCCATCCATGATAAAGCCAGCGTCTTTAGCCCGTCCAACCATCAAGGCATCAGGATAGCGCGACACTTGTGCTGGGCGCATATTGGTGCGCTTGATCGTGGCTTTTGCTTGACCAGCAAAGGCGTTAATCATTGTGATTTGGGCGGTAGAAGCCTTGCCATACATAGGCATCAGGCGTTCAGCCAAGCACCACCGCAGCGCCATGTTGTAGCCTTGTGGCAACGCGATTGTGTCGTATAGCGAACCAAACGTGCGGAAAATTGTGCTAGTAAACAAATGCAGTTCACCAGATGATGGGTTGGGGAAGACATACAACGTTCCCAAATTTTCGCTGGGTTGGTAATAAATCATCTTTGCCCAAGGGCCGTTCAATTGCTTGATTCCCAAGGATTGATATTCTTCCAAACTTAGGATTGCCACAGGGTAATCCAAATAGCCACCAGCTATATTTGAGCCGCCTTGCTGCGTAGCCACGCGAACAAACGCAGATTCAATGGTCAAGGGGCGTTCATAGTAGGCAGTGATTGTTGTGCTTGCCACGGTCTGGGAAATGCTGACAGTGTATGTGCCGCCCTCATTGACGTTACCACCCGCGCCAGTGCCAAAACCCACAATGGTTGTGCCTGCGGCAATGCCTGTGCCAGTGATGGTCATGCCCATTGTGATAGCGCCAGTAATTACGCCATTAGCAGGAACGGTCAAGGTTGTGCCTGCAATTGATCCTGTAAAGGATGCCCCCACTGACCCAGATGGGCCAAGTGTGTATTGCACGGTGTTTTGAACAGTCTGGAAAATAATCTCAGTCTTGTAGAAGACCATCATGTTTTCGTTTGACCACTGGGCGCACATATCATTCAGCATATCGAATGAATCTTGTGCATCCTCTGCTGATGGCGATTCGCCAGCCGCCAATGCACCAATATCTTTAAGCGCCCTGCTGATAATGTCGTAAGGAGTCGTCATGGCATTTTCTCAAAGATTAACGCTAAAAATCTGATCTTTCCAAGGAACATCAGTGTTTATGGCGTTTTTTAGGTAGTCCAATTGCTCTTGTAATCGGGATTTTAAAGACTTTGGGTTGTCTTGCATATACATTTCTGTAAGGCAGGCGGTTATGGTGGATTCCCTAATTTCAGTGTAAGGAATGGTAATTTTTCCAGCAACATCTGCATGACCTTGGCTTTGCACTTCATGGGTTTCGTCTTTAGCAGTCACCAAGTAATGAACGCTAATCAATTCCTCATTAATGGAGGATGTTTGCAGAATCTTCCATTCAAATGTTGTCATTTTATGTTCCTTAAATAGATTCAATCCATGTCAATGTTGATTCGTCCCAACTGTAAAACTTACCATCTGTGGGCATGGCAACAGGCGCAGTCCATTGGCAAGTTTCTTCAACCAATGTCCAGCTTGGGTATGGTTGTGGAGGAATGAACGCATCACGTTGACTGTCGTATGTGTAACCAATGCCAGCGTAGTTTTTGCGGATATTGCCGTTGTAACTGGTTTGCTTCCATTCGCCACCAAATAACTTTTCACAAAATGCCGCACCAATATATTCTTTTTCTGTGCCATCAACAGATGCTGTGTCAGTGTTGGCAACCACAATGACTTGCGTGACAATCCCGTTTTCAATCTTTGCAAAATGTGCCATTAGTTTTTCCCCGAAAGTTTTTCAATTTGTGCGGTTGTCCAAATGGTTGCAATGGAATCTTCAAACGCTTTAATCTTTTCCATTGTTGCGTCTATTTCTTCCCATGTTGGGCATGGGCGGTCATCTTCCCATCTTGTAATGTCTCGGTTGCTGACTTCCCACTTTGCGTTGGGGCGTAACAATTGCATTGCTGTGTCGATGCCGTAGAGTTGGTAAATTTTGGTCATATTAATTTAGTTTCAAAATCACAATCCCAGAACCACCACCACCACCAACAGTATCCGCACCAGCACCACCGCCAGTATTGATAGTTCCACTTACGCCATACGCGCCACCACCACCGCTTCCGCCAGTACCGCTAGTGTATCCACCGCCACCACCAGCGTATGTAACGGATGACCCAGAAATACTTGACGCTGTACCGTTACCACCGTTTGATCCACTGCCAGCCGCACCAGCACCACCGCCACCGCCACCTGTGCCAGCAGTAGCGCCTGCGCCAGCATTACCTTGACCAGATGTCCCCGCGCCGCCAGTTCCAGTGCCCGCTGGAAAAGCATTTCCACCGCCACCCGAACCACCAGAATTTCCAGTAGTGCCGTTAACATTGCCCCCTGAACTTCCACCGCCGCCGACAGATGTGATAGAGCTAAATACCGAATCAGAACCGTTTGCGCCATAGTTGGCTGTAATAACAGCCCCCGAATTACTAGCGCCGCCTGCGCCAACCGTAACTGTATAAGCTGTTCCAGCGGTTACTGAAAAAGAAGTTGCGGTTCTAAATCCACCAGCCCCAGCGCCACCAGCGGCGTAATAAGCACCGCCACCACCGCCAGCCACCACAAGGTAGTCAACAGAAGTGATGCCAACAGGTGCTACCCATGTTGCAGTAGATAAAAATTCAATAACATTGCCTCTAGGCATAGTGTAAGAAATAATAACAATGCCTGAGCCGCCAGCACCACCATTAAATCCAGCCCCAGTAGAAGAACCACCGCCACCGCCACCACCAGTATTAGAAGTTCCATTAAAGCCGTTAGTAGTTGCAGAACCATTTCCACCACCACCAGCGCCACCAGAACCAGCAATGCCCCCACCCGGGCCATTTGCGCCACCACCGCCACCGCCAGCATAAGTAACAGATGAACCAGAAATGCTTGATGCTGTGCCAGCACCGCCATTTCCCGAATTACTTCCAGACCCATTTGCGCCTACTGCATTTGCACCACCACCACCGCCTGAATTACCAGTACTAGCGGTATTGCCGCCTGAACCACCATTATTCCCTTGGGATGGAGAGGTGCTTGGTGTATTTCCCGCACCTCCAGCGCCAGTTCCACCATACGCATTACCACCGCCAGAACCGCCAGAAGAACCAGTTCCAGAGTTAAAACCACCACCGCCACCACCGCCAGTAGATGTAACCGTACTAAATACGGAATTTGAGCCATTAGTGCCATTTGTTGCACTTGCTGTTGAACCAGCACCGCCACCACCAACAGTCACGGTATATGTAGTTCCTGCGGTAACAGCTAACGATGTCCCTGTTCTAAAACCACCTGCACCACCACCACCACCAGCCCAAGCACCACCACCACCACCAGCAACAACCAAATAATCTACACTGGTAACACCCGCTGGACACTTCCAAGAACCAGACGCAAGGAATGATTCAATAATGGTGTAAGGGGCAGCCGCACCGCCAGCAAGAAAAAAGTTTTTAGCGGCAAACATTAAGGCGTGTACCCTTGTGCAGCAGAACCATACCAGTTTGTTCCATCAGCAATAAAGGTCAAAATATCCATCTTGCCAGCAGTTGCAGTTATTGTTGGTGCGCCAGCAGTTCCCCATTTCACACTTGTGAATGTTGCTGTGCCGTTACCTGTGGAAGCTGCTTGTTTAAGCAAAAGAACAAATGACTTTCCAGCAGTTGCTGTTGGCATGGTGAATGTGCAAGCTGTTGATGCTGTCAAGGTTGCTGTTTGCACCGTGCCATTAGTCAAAGACAAAGTGTTTGATGTTGTGACCGTACCAATAGCAACCACAGATTCCACATAATTAGTCACCGTGGGATTGTTAATGATTGGGCTTGTTATACCTGTAACAGTCAAATATCCAGTAGATGGAATAAAAGAAAGTTTGGTGGATGCGGTTTTTGCTGGCAAATTACCCGTGGTGGTGGTTACCCATGTTGGATAAACAGCAGTCGCGGTGGTTGTATCGTCAGTAATTCCAATGTTTGTGGTATTGGTTGCGTTTGTTGCATTAGTTACAGCGGTTGTGCTAATGGCAGCAACAATTTGTGCTGCGGTTGCCGCTGTAAATGCACTTGTGCCGTTTCCATAAGCCAAACCAGTTAATGTTGCAACGCCAGTTCCACCATTTCCAGCCACCAAAGTGCCAGCAACAGAAACCGCGCCTTGTGTGGCAGTGGATGGGGTTAAACCAGTTGATCCAAACGTAATACTAGTAACCGCAGAACTGGTTAAAGCCGCCCAAGATGGCGCTGCGCCTGTATTTCCAATCAAAACCTGTCCAGTTGTTCCTGCGGAAGTTGCCACAGGTGCGCCAGCCGCGCCACCGCCATAAACAACACCATATTGGGTTAAAGCCCCAGAAGATGCCCAAGTCGATGTGCTGGAAAAGTAAGGAATACCGCCTGATGTACCAGCCACGGTCAAAGCCAAAGTGCCAGAACTAGTTACAGGTGAACCAGTGACAGAAATCAAACCGCCTGTGAAACTCTGACCAACAGAAGTAACTGTTCCAGTTGTGGGTGTTGCCCAAGATGGAATGCCTGCCGCCAAAGTTAACACTTGACCATTTGAACCAGCAGTAAGCATTGCAGTTGTGCCTGCCGCGCTTTGATATGGCACTGAACCCGCCGCACCACCAGCAAGATTAGTTGCCGTTGTTGCCAACGTAGCAGTAGCCGCATTGCCTGATGTGTTTTGGTTAAAAGTAGGCCAAGTGAATGTGCCAGTGGAGAAATTACCCGATTGGGGCGTTCCTAAAATTGGCGTTACCAAGGTTGGTGAAGTAGCAAATACCAATGATCCACTGCCTGTTTCATCACTTACCGCCGCCAATAAATTGGCGCTGGATGGCGTTGCAAGCCAAGTGGCTACACCAGCACCCAAACCCGTAATTGACCCAACAGCGGGGGTAACAGTGGTGTTTCCAGCCAATGTTAATTGCCCTTGGGCGTTTACAGTAAATGTGCCAACTTGCGTTGCCGAACCATAGGCGGCAGCGGTAACAGCAGTATTTGTAATGCTGAACTGTGTGGCTGCTAATGTAAGACCAGTGCCAGCGGTGTAGGAGGATGCAACAGAAAAATTCGACCAATTTATGGCAGTAACGCCTAGTGTGCCGCCCGGTTGCGCCGTACAAAACCAAGCCGTTCCAGCCTGCGTACCCTCAATTACAAAAACAATTGCGCCAATAAATTCTTCCCATACATCAGCGCCAATGCTGCGAGTCCATGCGCCTGATGCCGCCACATAAATGCCATTGTCTGCCGCATTTGTTTGGTTTTTTACCAAAACCGTTTCGCCAGCCACCAATGTCACCGTGTCAATAGTCAACAAACCCGACAAGGTGGGAATGTTTGCCATAGATGCCACAGTCACAGGCGCTTTCCAGCTTAATCCTGCGGCGTAATAGTCCACATATTGTTTGTTTGCAATGTCAGTTGCCGCCGCTGGTGCTGCCGCCACAGTGCCAGATGTAAAAGCCGCCGTGCTTGGAGTTGTTGCCCCAATTGTGGTGCTATTAATCGTGCTGTTTGTGATGTTTAAGCCTGATTGATTAGGCGAAATTGAAGCAAAAAATGGCGTACCCGCTGGCCCAATTAGTGAAATCAGGTCAAAGGTTGGGGCTGGTTGGAAAATGCCCTGTACAGGAACAATATTTGTCGTTGATGTAACGGCGGCTTCGTTGGACATTCCAACCCCCTTTTAACCCGCTTGTGCGGCTGTGATGTAAAGTGTATTTGTGCTTGAACTGATAGCTTTAATGTAGAAAGGCGCTTTGGGGGCAGCAATCAACAAAGGAAAATTCATGGCTGCTGGCAACACAAAAGAACCGCTACCGCCCGTGGATGCCACGGTTGGGGTGGTTACTGTGCTGGAATTAGACAATTCCACCGCCGCAACGCCAGAACCTGTGTTCAATAGTGCAACATAGTTAGTTTGATCGTTAGTGTTGGGTTCAATCAACAGCGCAGAACTGGCTGAAGTTGTCAAATTTAAGGCGTAAGTGCGACCACTTGGGCGCATAGCTTGGACATTAACCATTTTCAGTTCCTCAAAAGTTTCTTAATTATAGGCGTACAAATGGAAAAAGCCACCCCTTTTAAGGATGGCTTCTTCTAACTCATTCCCGATTAAAACTCGGAAAAATCGTAACCGTAAACAAAAATGTCCACAGTGCCGCTAGTGACTGCTGTGCCTACTCGGACATACAGCGTTTGTGCTGTCAGTCGAGTTGCCTTAGTGCCAGCAACCACGGTTGAGTTGGTGACATAAGTTGAAGAAGTGTTGCTGGTCAAAGATGCGTTGGTCACAATCTCAGTGCCTGTTCCCGCTGGTGCTGTCCAGATAGCCAATGCGCCGCCGCTAACGTCTACGTTTGCGTTGGTGATAGCTACGAATTGCACGTTGTAGGATGAAGTGTTAAACACTGGGAGAGTAACTGCTGCATCACCTGTTGCAGAAATTGGAACTGAATTTGCAAATGCCAAAAGGCGCACTGCTTGGTTAGTTGCCAAATTGCTTGGGTGAATCGTTTGGGTAGTTGCTGGGCCGGGATTTGCCATGATATGTTTTCCTTAAAATTGGTTAATTAAGCTGCGACACGGCAGGCAAGTTCGGGGTACAGCGGGGCCCAGCCATACAGCACATCAACGCGAGTCGGAATTGAATCGTTGTTGATAGTGTATTGACGAACCACACGCATTGACAGACCCAATTCCTTATCGCTTGCGCGACCAGCAAAGTGAACGCCATCAGGCAATTCCAAATCAGCACAGGCTAATGTGAAAGCATTTTTGTGCATCACGATATTCTGTGGAGACACAGTGCCAGTGTTGTTGAATGGAGTCACAACAGCGGTTGCGCTGGTGGTAGCAACGTTAACGTTTTGGAACTGACCAGCAGTAATCACGGCAGGGCTTACGGTCACAGAAGTTGTGCCAGAAGTTGCCACGGTTACAGGTGCGGTCACCACAAAGTTACGCAGGCGGTTGCTACCATAGGCTTGACGGTTCTGTGGGTTGACAGCGAAAACGCCAGCAATCGTAATCACATCACCTTGTTTCAAGCCAGCAGTTGCTGTGGTTGCGGTCAGTGCAATGGTGGAAGTGGATGCCCAGCCGCTGGATATGAAGCCAGTTGCTGTGGTGGTAGCGCAAGCCAAGGTAGCGGTTGCATAAGAACCGAATGTTTGCGCCACAACGTTTTGATCCATCTTCCAGTTCATGCCTGCGGAGTCACGACCCATCATGCCTTTGGTGTACTGGCTTGCGATTTTGTCTGAGGGAACAAACAAACCTTTCAAGCTGTCAACAATGGTTGCGCCTGTGAATGGTTCAACGATACATGAACGGCGACCATCACGGGGTGCGCCCTCGCTGTCCAGATAAGCGCCAGCAGTCAGATATGTGATCAAACCTGTGGGCGGTGTGCCAGCAGTGCCAACAATATTGGCGGTGTTGTTCTTTGCCATTGTCAGACCGTCAAAGTCAATTTTGTTGGCAATAGCCGCAACAGCAGGCTTCAACACGCGATCACTGAACATATCCAGAGACAAAGCCAAGTCTTGGCTAGTGAACTGGGTATCAACGTGGAACTGTGTGGACAGGGTGACAGGCACTGATGTTTCGTTGAAATCTTCAACGTTCAAAGCAGGGCCAGATGTGCCGATGAAACGACCGGGTTTGCGGACGTTCAAAGTTGCACCGATCTTTGCGCCAGTAACGGCAAATTGATCGTCATAGTTTCTTTCGACTTCGCTAGAGAAAGTCAATTCGTTTTCCAAGACCATCAACGCTTCGTTGGTGATCATGCTGATGGTTAGCAGATTATTTGCCATTTTGTTTCCTTAAAAGAATGGGTTTAGCGAATCTTTCCAGCCAATCGTGCTGCCCTCCAAGCCTGATATGAACCATGAAATTGACCATCACTGGTCAGGTTTACATCACGCCCGTTGGCTGCTGATCTGATTGGATTGATCGGCGCGGGTGCTTTACTTTTCCCAACAACAGGCTTTGCATCAGTCTTTTCGTACTGCGCTTCCAACCTCCCAATTGCTCTCAAGGCGGCGGTTAAGGTCATGCCTTGCAGTTTTACAGCGTAGTCAGGATTTTCAGCAAGGTGGTACAGGATGCGTGGGCCAACATCTGATTCAAAGATCGCGTCCCGCACTTCGTTACTAACAGTAACGTCTGTGGAATTGACCATATCGTCAAAGTCTGGCATTTCAGCTTTAGCTGCCTTTACCCGTTGACCCCATGCGTCTATCAGCTTGGAATGTTCGGCGGCGGCTTTAGCCTGCACTTCCTTTTGCTTCTCTTCCTGCAATCGCTGTTCCACTCGATAGTCAGTCAACGCCTTGGCGTATTCGTACATATCGCTGAACTGCTCTGGCAAAGGTTCTGTTTCGAACACTGGTTCAGCTTTGGGCTGAAACTGCGCCTCCAAGTCCCTTACCTTTGCTTCCAAAGTTTCCCTTGCTTCACGTTCCTTTCGGGCTTCTTCCCGTGCGGCTTCGCGTTGCTTGGTTATCTCTGAAAACCGTCTTTCCAGCTTGGGATTTTGTTTTTTATCCTCTGTTGCTGTCGCTTCGTTCTCTACCTCTGTCGGCTCACTCTGTCCTTGCTCAACCTCTTGCGGCTCTGCCTGTTCGACAGCCTCGCTTGGGAGTGGATCAGCTAAACCCATTCGTTTGGCATTAAATTCAGCTAAATTTTCACTTGTCACCACATTGGCGGCAAGTCGTTCTGCTACTTCTGACATTGAGTTTCCTCAAAGAATTCACCCAGTTGACCCAACTGGTAAGGTTTTGCGGTTTTTACCACGAAATCAATTATGCGTCAATCTTTTTTGTGAATCACTTTTCTAGCCACAATTCCATGCCCAACATCATATTCTTTTTCATATCTTTGGGCTTTTGTTATTGGGTATAAATATTTTTTTGCCCCCGGTTTAATATCAAATTGCGATCCTTGTGGCACTAAATGTTTTTTCTGTAATTCTCTAAATTGCTTTTCATCAACAATAAGGGGTTCTCCAATATGTGCTGATCCTATTGCTTTTGCACTTCCCTCGCCAGTACGAACAATAGCCATATGTTTATTTACATATGGGCGCAATGAATCAGATTCTCTAGATTCATAGGCTTTTTTTCCATCAACAATTAAATCAGCATAAGGTAAACCAGCAGATTTATCTGACTTAACATTTATTCCCATGCTATGCGGAACTTCTGATGAAGTTTTTAATTGCCCACGTTTTTCCATGAATTCACGATCAAATTGCGCCTTGTTTTCACTAGTTACGGTTGGCATATTGTTACCTTATTGCATGGGTTGTTCAAATGTTTGCTGTGCTGGCGGTTGCATTTGTTCCTGCATTGGCTGCGCCATTTGTTGCGGTTGAATTGGTTGTTGCATTTGCTCTTGCGGCAATGTTAATGGATTTGCGCCGTGCGAAATGTCCTGTGCGGCAATCATTGCATATTGTTGCTGTTCAGCGTTAAGGCGTTCAATCTCCATCAACAATTGATCAGGAGACATTCTCGCAATCAGCATCTTGACCAATGCATCAATCTCAGTTTTGTTTTGGCTAGTAACAGCCCGGGTATTTTGGTCATTGACCTTAACCTCTGCCATTGTTTCAGTATTGTGCGCCCGTGCAGTAACGTCCATGAGTTTGCGTCTAGTAGCGCCCTCTTCGCGAATCTGGGCAACCTGACCACGGTTGTTGATTTCCAACTGGGCGGCTTGCAATTGCTGTTGCATCTGCTGCACTTGTTGCTGTGCTTGCGCCAAACGCATCTGCACTTCAGGCGGTATATCGGATTTCTCATCAATATTAGCCATTGGGTTCATGGAGGCAAGGCGGTCTGCAATCACATCAGCACCGGGGAAGTCCATGTTCCTAAACACCAAGTCACCCGCAATGTTGAACAATTCTGCGTTGCCTGTAAGCAAGGGCATCATGGCTTCAACTGCTTGCTGGCGCTTGCTTTGGAAGCCCGGCCCTGTGTCCATCACCACATCATATTCACCCACAGTCACATCATTAAGAACCTCGCCAACTTCATTCTTTTGGTTGATTTCGGTCATGTCAGGTTGACCATCTGAACCAATGATTCGCATTACCCGTTCTGTGTCGTAAATTTTGGGTATCAAGTCCAACAGGATTTTGCCTGTATGCCGAATGGATCGGGTCATGTTGTCGTAGAAGTGGAAATTGCTTAGATCAGTCTGGTTTTGCTGACCTTGCAAGGCTTTGCCTGAAATGTTGCCGCTTGGTAGTTGGTTTGGATCAAGGATGCCCAACACCATCTGCAAGTCTGCGGAAATGGCGGCAGCGGCTTCCATGATGCCAGCGGGTGGTGGTTCGGGTTGCAGGCGGGTAGGCACTGGGGCTGGTACGCCCTCAATGTCTTTCTGCTTGTAACGCAACACAGGGCTTGACTTAATGTTAGCCAGCGCCCATTCGTTTTCGTGTCCCTCGTCTTGACCCTCTGCCAGCAGCCATTTAGCCTTTGGTGCAAGGGCAACCGATTCGGTCATGCTGGTGCGCCAGAAGTTGTACATACGCTGCGGGTCTTTGGCAAACCGCACCAAGCCATATTTCTTGCGCTTATCATCAACAATGACTTGTGCGCCATAGCATGGAACGACAGGGATGTACTTGCCTGCCCATGTCTTTTCTTCCAATATTTCTATGGCAGTCATCTTGACCCACTTCACCGCCTTGCGAAACGATTCACGTTCATCAACCACGGTCAAGCCAGCGGCTTCCACACGTTCAAAGAACCTTTCCGAATCGGCAAATTGGCGTGTGCCATCACTTAGCAAATACAGCTTGGCACGTTCACGTTCAACATAAAAGAATTCAGCTATCCGAATATCTTCCTTGGTGATCCAGCTTGCTGTGTCATCACCCGTAGAACGCTGGGTAAAGTTAGCACCATCATCAGCATCAGGGTAATAATCCTTGAAAACCTTTTTGTCCAATACTGTGGTGATCAAACAACGTTCAGCGTCTGACCCATCAGGCAGTATTGAATTGGGGTCAAAGTACACGGTGAACGGATTATCAATCGTGTCAATGTAGATTTCTTGATCAAATGAATCCTCGCTTGTGTAGCGGGTATTGATGCGCCAGTAGCCCCAACCCATCCGCACGGCGTAATCAAAGGCGGTGTCATAGGCGGTGTCAGCATTGGAATTAACCTCAATGTGACGGGTCATGCCCTCAATCACTTGGGCTATCTTGTAATCAGCCAAGTTATTCACAGGGTGAACTTTGATGCGTGGGCGTTGCATCCGTTGCTGGTTTGTTACCTGTCGCACATAGGCATCAATCTTGTTGATGGTCAAGCAAGGTCGTGCCTCTACGTTTCTGCTGTTCTGTATCTCAACAGGCCATTGATCACCAGCGGCAAACTTAATATCCTGCAATGCCTCTGCGCGATTGGTGGAATCTGCGTCATTGACCAACCGCCAAAACTCTATGGCTTTGTTGATTCTGTCGTCTTTGCCTGCTGCGTCTTGGTAAGCCATATTTGCCCCTTTTGGGAATTATCCCATCCAACCGCCTGCCATTGCAACTTGTGCCTTGGGCTTGCGTTTAGGTGTGTCTTGAATCATCAGGGCAATGTAGCGAAATGCGTCTGCCCCGTGCGAATAGTGGTCATGTAATGGGTTGCGGCTGAACTGTCCTGTTACTAGGTCAACCTCATATCGGTAGTGGCGCAAGCAGTTAATCCCCTCTGCGGCGTGTTCACGGTCAAACCAACAGCTTGGGAATATTGTCCTAGCGGCGTTGATTGAGTCAAGGATTGGCACTCTGGGCAGAATTCGCGTCTTATATCCTGCCGCCCTCACAATGTCATCAATAGAACGCCCAGCCGCTGCTAGTGTTTGGTTCTCAGCGTCATGGGGTAGCCACACCGTGTCGTACACATAGCCAAAGGTCTGCATGGTTGCCAAGTAATGGGTCATGGTCTTTTGGCTATCCTCAATGTACCTAATCAGGCGGGTTTCCATGCCCACAAACTGCAAGAACCAGATTGATGTGCTGTCAGACCAGCCAAGGTCAAAGATGGCGTGGACAGGCTTTGTAGCGTCATAAGCCACACGGGTTAGCCTGCCCTCCACTTCAGCCTGTTGTAGTTCCTTGGCAAAGATAGCCCCATCAACCGATTGGCGGCATAAGCCCTCCCATACTTGGTTATAGGCTTCAAGGTCACGGTTTCTAAGTGCATCCTTTTCCAGCTTCAGCGTGTCAGGAAACCAAGGATTGTCTGACCAGTTGATCTTGATTTGTATGCAGTCATCAGGCGGGTTAAGCACAAACCGCTGATAAGTTTCATCTGTTTCCAACTCAGGATTGAACGAAATCCATATTTCGCTACCCTGCTTGCGAATCGTTGGGATCAAGATGTTCCAGCTTAATCGGCTAGTGGTCTGGGCTTCCTCTACCCAACAAATGTCTACGCCCTCATAGGATTTGATGTTGGCAATGTTGTTCTTCAAGCCAGCAAAGGCAAACTCTGTACCGTTCCTGCCCCTGATGCTGTTTTGGGTTATCTCATAGAAACCAAGCAATCCAAGAGTTTCAATCTGGTCACAAAGTAACTTGTGGACTGAATCCTTGATGCTGGTCTGAAATTCTCGCGCACACAGAATGCGTAACTGGTCTTTAGCGCCCTTGATCAGTAACGCCCTAGCTATGCCCCATGACTTAGCCCCACCCCTGCCGCCGTAGGCTACCTTATAGCGGGATGGCTTGAACAAGCCTTGTAACTTGATTGGAAACTCAGCATTGGCAATGGCGCTTGATACATCACTCATTGGGCTTTACAAATGTCACCTGAATACCTGTAAGCAATGGCGCACCGTCCGCGCCCGTGATTTCTTGCTTTGTGCTTTCCCGATACTTCTTTGGAAACCTTGCAGCCATTGACCGCGACCATAGCGATGGGTTCAAACGATCACTTTCCTTGTTCTCCACCATGTAGGCTTGGGCTTGTTCTTCCCACCATGCTTGCTCATATCCCTTGGCATCCTCCAAGGCTTGCGAAAATTCAGGATGCCTATCACGCCATTCGTACAATGTTCTTACTGGCGTTTGCAATTGGTAACATATTTGCTCAATAGATTTACCAATGCGTCCTAATTCCACAACCTTGTCGCAATATGCTGGATCATAGGTAGATGGGCGACCTACTGGGCGCTTTTCTAGGACGGGTACGGTATCGGTCATTTCTTTTTCGGCGCGGCTTTTTTAGCCTTTTCCGCTTCTCTCTTAACCGAATAACCAATGGCAACAGCTTGCTTTGCAGGCTTGCCAGCTTCTATTTCAGCCTTGATGTTCGCTTTCAGCGCCTTGGGTGTCATTGACTTGATCAGCGGCATTTGGTTTCTCCAATTCGTTTAACCAATATTGACAGTCCTGAATTGCCCCGCCAATCGCATGGAGGTTTAACTCCAATTGCTTGGCTTGGGCAGTCAAAAACTCAATGCGGCTTTTTAGTGATTCAACGTTCAAGCTGCACCATGCACAATGGAAAAGTTGATGATTACAGCTTCAGAATATGAAGTGGCAGTAGTCAAATTTCGCAATGTAATCAAGGCAGAACCAGCAGCCAAGTAAGAAACGTAAGTGGTGTATGCACCAGCCGCGCTACCAGTTGTATTACTAGAAACATTGACAATAATTGTGTCATTGATGGAGATTGTGCTGTTGGTCAAAATGAACGACACAGCGGTGCTTCCTGCCAACGCTGCATTGTTCATTGTGATGCGGCCAGCAGACTTGTTAAGAGTTACCCCTGTGGACTTGTCTGTTAGCTGCGTAACCGCACCTTGTCCGGCTGCTGAATAACCAATTTCGCTGGTGGCATACACGGTTGTGCCAATAACAGTTGATGGTGTGGTTGCACCAATAGGGGTGTTGTCTAGTGTTCCACCCACGATTTCTTGGTCTTTGTACGCTGCGCCAATTGCAATTGAGTTTGACATGATATTTTCCTTTAACAGTTCCAGTTTTTAAGGGATGCCTTGGCTCTTTCCGCTGGGCCTTTGGCGTTTTTAACTACTCCCTCCATCCTAGCGCAAAAACTGGCTTTTCGTCCAGCATCTGCTTTAGTCTTGGGGTTGGGGGCAGGCGGTTTAAGATTTGAATTGTTCTTTGCGTTGTATTCAGCACGACCTTTAGCAGTCATTCCAGCACCCTTTTCTGTCGGGTTATAGGTCTTGCCCTTACCCGTGGTGGTGTGTGAAATGGGCTTGTCGTGCTTCTTCATTTTTTGGCAGTCTTGGCTGATTGCTTAAATGCGGCGGCAGTAGGTGCGCCCTTTGCGCCCGGCGTTCTCATGCGTTCAGGCTTTTTGCCCGCAGCCTTTTGCGCCTCTATACGTTCCTGTTTTGCATGAATATTTGCATAAAGTCCAGTTTTTGCCATTACGCCTCCACTACCGCACAAATGTCGGCTTCTTGAATGATTTGATAATCCTGCCCATCAATGTGATGCACAGGCCAGTTCAGATAATCCCCGTTGCCATACTTGATGAAGTCGCCAACCTGAATTTGATCTGCATCTGGGCCAACCGCAACCACTGTTCCCTCGTTAAATGATTCTTTGTTGTTGACATAGATAATGTCTGACAACTTGCGAACATTAGGGCGAACAACTACGCGATCATGCAATGGCTGGATCATTTTTTGGCTTTCTACCGCGCTTTTTAGGCTCAGAAATAGTGTCGGTCATAATGTCATACACAGGCAAATCGACCATCACACGTTCAATTAATGCGTGTTCTCCGCACCAATCGTTCATGTGCCTGTTAATTGTCTGTGGATAACGGCGGCAACTGCCCATGATCTGAGCATTCAGAAAAAACTTACAGTCGGCGCAGCTTGCCATTACTGGCTACATTTCCGATCATGGGTGTAGCAAACGCCGCTTGAACGTCCACCGTCAAATGCCTTGTCAGCACCTGTCATGTTGGTTTTGGCGGCTGGAATGCCCTTTTTAGCGCTTCCTTGCTCACCTGTGCTGTCTGATGCCTTGGGGTTGCCTGCCATCATTGCTTTTGTGCCGTAACCCTTGGGTTCATTCTTCATCATGTTTTTCATGGTTTTTCCTTAGTCAAGATACTTCAGTTTATACAAGGTTGAATTGATCAAGTCGGCGATTTCATCCACCAAATTTTGCAATTCTGTGTCTTGTGGCAGTTCCTTGCGGGATTCTTCCACAAATTCTTTCATGTTTTCCAAATACTTTACTGGGTCTTTTTCAGTATGAAATTCTTCAGGAAATTTTTTAAGCTGATCATATTTGCCCATGTACGCTTCGGCATATCTATCAACCAAGTCAATAATTTTTGCATAATATTTTTTCAACGCCTTATGTTTTGCATAGTTGGTGCTTGACCAATGCATGAAATGCGTCACCGTTGAACTGTGCAACAGGTGCGCTACGAATTCGGCTACTTCATCATTCATATTGCCACTATATCAAAAAAAGGGGGGTTGCAACACCCCCCATCAAGACAACTGCACATCCATTGTAAACGTGGGAATTGGTACGTCAACAGGCCAATTGCCATCATTGAAAAGTTTTGCAACCGTGGCAATGTGGGCGTGATGCCACTTTTCCTGTCGTTCTTCTTTGGTCAAGTCTTTGCCTTGATCAATTTCAAAATGGCATTTGAGGCACAACGCAGCCACCAAATTGTCATCAGCTTTGATTCCTCTGCCTTTGCCGCCACCCCAATTGGTGTGCGCTGCCTGCACCATATTTCCTGACCCGCAGGCTTGGCAGTCAAGTCCCGCCACCAGTTTCAGTAATTTTTTGCTTCGGATGTATTGGTGTTTTGCGTACAACGATTGTCTCCAGTGTGGTGAATCTGTGTTCATTAGCGCATTCAAGCCTGCGCCTGCGTGTGTTGCCTGTTGAAACTCGCGTTTCTTTTGTAATCGTCCATGTGCCGCATTCTGGGCATTTCATTGGTGCGCCCTATCTTGCATCCTATTTGTGGCTTCGCGTGTGCGCCAAATCTCAATATCAAGCCTTGCCGCCTCAATTTCCCATTTAAGGGTTTCTTCTTGTTCAATTGCCACCGCCAACCCACTTAACAGTTTTTGATAAACAGGACTTGCGTAGGCTTCGCGTTCTTGGGCGTTGGCGGCTTCAAACCCCATTTCTAAGGCATCTTTCATCAGCAGCGCCTTTTGGCTTTTGCGAAATTCTTCAAGATAAACCCGCTGGGCTTTGGCTTCACCAAAAGCTGCGGCTTTATTGCGTATTTCTTGGGCGGCTTGTTCAGGTTTCACTTCAATATTCCAATCATGCGTAGGGCGGCTTCAGGGCTATCAACCCTTGCCAAGGTACTACCAGACCAATTCTCGAAAAAATCGGCTTGTAGGGCTGTTAAACGCTTCCTAGCGTCTGTTTTGATCTCCACCAAGAACGTGTGGGACTTGTAGCCAACCAAAAGGTCAACTGGCAGGCTGATGACCCACACAAAAGCGCCAGCATCCCTTAAAGCCTTAACAATGGCTTCTTGGTTTGCGTCAGTTCTTTTTGCGTGTCTCATGATTCATGTCTTGGCGTAATTGATCAGCGGCGGCGCGACCACGTTTTTTTGCTATGTCGGATAAGGTCATCTGCCACCACCCAGTGGCTTTCTGTTTGCCCTCCTCTGTCACTTTCTTGCGATACCGCTTGACCCATTCCCGCGCTTCCGTGATCCGCATCCACTCTTTCGATGTGTCCATCAATGTCCCCTGTCATTTCTAGCGCCTTTCTGACTGTGTGGCTTGGGTAAGCTACGCCATCGCGCACACGGTCAAGGATAGCCATTGCGTTTTCATAGGTCATTGCAATATTCCCTTTACGGCTTCAAGAACTTGGTTTTTTTCTGATTTAATTATTTCAACGTTTGACTGCTGAATAGTTAAGTAATGTTTATATGACTGATTGTCAGAATCCAGCATTTCCATTTTTTCTTTAAGTTCTTCACCGTTTGCAACAATTTGAAAAGGATCTATGGCATAACCACTTTTTTCAATTACCAAAGTGCAACGGCTATCGTAAAACATTAAAACATTGTTCATTACGCATTCATAGAATCTGTTTGCCATGAACGCATAATTTGTATGTGTATGTTCATCTTCAAAATAAATTGAATACTTATAATCTTTTAATCTAAGTCCTATGGGTTCAAAAAGATCAGCTTCTTTTTCTGTCCATATTATTTTTTCAATAAACTTGGCTTGTATGCCAGCATCTTTGTATTTCAAATGATTTTTTGCTGATGAACTAAGAATATAATTTACGTTGTTGTAGTTCAGCATATCTTTTATGCGGTGTTTTCTGAAAGTGCCGTAATAAATTACATCTTGTTTTGCAACGTTGCTGTTAAAAAAAACATTTTCATCAAAGACCAGTGTGTTTAGATTAACTGTATGCCAATCTTTGATCCAATCATTTAACGTTAGGCCATTCATTTTTTTGCGGAGAATCCAACCACGGTATCCAGTGCGCGGATTGTTGCAAATCATGTTGTAGGGTTTGTTATTCAACAAAAGCCATTTACGCAGCAAAATATTGTCTTCAATGTCATGGTCATTGACCAACCAATACATTTCGGCATCAACATTCTTTTGCAAAATTTCCAAATACTTGTTGTATTTCATGTACGGGGATGAATAGGCACAAATGATTTTGTCGTATTTTTTTTCCAACGCTTGGGGAATTTCTGATTCGTGACTTACAAAATCACATTCCAAGTAATCGCGCAAAATTAAAGAATTTTTAACGTGAACAATTGAAGTAATTGTGTCAGCTTGCATACGTTTTTCACATGATTCAATAATTAACGTTTTCATAATGTTCTTCTTAATTCTGCAAGTTTGCGTTTGGCCTCTGCAACCACTTCAGGGTCAACAGGTTTAGGGTTGTAGGTGATCTGTTGTTCATCCCGTGGGATGGCTGGGCCTGCGTTGCAAAATTCCCTAAATTTAATTGCACTTGGCACAAAGTCAGAGTTAAGGCGATCAATCGCGTAATCCATGCTGGGTCGGTAGGTTAAGAACTTGCCAAGCTGCCGCTGCCATTCAGTGCGGACATTAACCAAATCAATGCCATCCCAATGCCTTGCAAAGTTTGCGCCGTAGATAGCACTCATGCGGGTGAAGATGTAATCAAAGCCAGCGTCCACATCACACCAATCGTTTGGGTTCTTCATGAATCACCTCCAAGGTTTCGGTTTTAGCCCAAAAGGGCGCTGCTTTTGGCCCTGACATTCCCCTTGTCAACAGGTTCATGTTGGCGGCGGCTTTTTGATTTGCTGTCTGTTTTTCAGTAACCCATTCAGCTTTTAACCCTTGGCTACCTCTGGTACACCATTCAATTAAAAATTGGTCAAGTGTCCAGTTAAGTTTGCCAGCTTCAGCCCGTGCGCCTTTGAGTACGGTTTCGGTGACTGATGCTTTTTTGGTTTTCCGCAATTGCAGCCAATCCTGCCAAACCTGTGGAGTTACGTCATGGGGGCAGGCAACGCTAGTTGCCCTCTCTTTAATTGGTTTATCGTTTATCGTTATTGGTTTATCGTTTATAGTTGCCTTAGCGATGGGTTGCGAGTCGGTAGCCACTGGGTTCTTTTTGCGTCCACCAAGGCGACCATTAGCCCTATTTTTCTCAGCCATCGCATGATATTGCTCAATAATTAATTCACATCGACCATGATGCCAGCCTGTTTCAGTTAGCTTAAACATATCCTGTAAGACAACCTTGACCACCTTGGTATCCAACCGCAAGCGCTTGGCAACCCACTGGGTATCCAGCGGGATTTGATTTTCAGTGTCGTAATACATATCCAAAAGTCGGCGGTAAGCCAAATCTTCATCATTGGATAAATGTGCGGTGGCGGCTCGGTAGTCGCCAATATTAAATTGGTAATAATGCATTTTCAGACCTCAACAAGACCCTAAAAGAAACCTCGGCAGGAGGGGTCTGTTCTCTTTTCAGCAAGGGGATCAATCCTTGCCTAGCCGTGTTTCAAACAATGTTAAACCACAAACCACTCAGGTCGCAAGTCTTTTAGCTGTCGCAACCTCAATTCAGGGATTTTTTCTTTCCATTGGCACACCGCTGGCTTGGAAACACCTAATATTTTGGCAAGCTCACTCTGTGACCCTGCGAGTTTGGTAAGTTCTTGTTTTGTCATTGCTTAATTGTAAGGTAGATTAACAAAATAGCAACATTAGGGTTTGTCCCTACAAAATAATTGCAAATAGTGCTTGACCTGTGGTTAAGTAATCTTAACAATACACCCATTCCCCAGCAAAACGCATAGGGTCTTTAAGGAAACAAAATGAACATTACCGAAAACCTTATTAGCCGCATTGAAGAATACCGCGCTACTAACAAACAACCTTGCAAAAATTACGCAACGCAAGAAGCCGCAGAAAAAGCTACCGCAAAAGCCGCTGACGCTGCTGGCAAATATTTTGACCGTGATGGCAAAGCACCCCGCTACGTTGTGTTCTTAGTCCCCGCATGGGGTCGTTGGGTTGGCGCATTGGACTACACAGAAATGTTTCGCCGATCAACCGCAAATGGCGGCTACCTTGGCGCAATCACAGGCTTCTACACTTATTAAACCAAATGGGCGCAAGCCCCTATTTTTGAACCTTTAAGGAGAATTAAAAATGACACAAACTACTACCATCACCGCAATTATTGCCAACAACGCATGGCTGTTGCGTTTGGTTGATGGCCCTTACATGAGCCTTGAACAAATTCAACAACACTTTCCTGATGCAAAACACCATCTTCCTTTCTTTAAAGAATATGGCGATGCTTGCGTTCAATATGTTATTCGTGGCAAGGACACAATGAACTACGACTTCACACAACATCAGCAGTTTCAATTTTAAGGGGTAATCATGTTTGAAATTGAAAAGTACACCAAACCAACCAACTGGGCGCAAGTCGCCCTGTGGATCGTGTCCATTGCAGCCATTGTAGTGGTGTTGTTAGATGTTTTGTATTGGAGAGCATGATGTTAGATGATGGCGATGAGGGCGAATTTATCACCTACATAATTTGGGATGAGGTCACCGTTAAATGGTCTTGGTCTGAGGGTGAAGACCATGAAACAGATGGCTACTTTGACATTTTTGTTTACAAAGATGGTTTAGACATTACCTACGACATTCCCAAACTGCATTTCAAATGGATTGAAGCAGAAGTTAAAAAACAAGCAGGCTATGAACTACCTAGCCACCAGCGTGTGGCAAGTGCCATCAACGGTCATTTCAACAAAACTTTTTAAGGATCAAAATGAAATATGCACTTTTACTTTTGGCATTAGTCGGTTGCGCCAGCCAGCAACCAGCGCCCATTTACAGCTTACGCCCTGATCCATTGCCTGTGGTGCAAAACACCATGCAAGAACTAGTGATGGATAAGCAAATCCAGCCTATGGGCAGGAATGAAGTTATTGATGGGGTTAAGCAATGCGAATCCGCAGGGCTTCGTGCCATCCCCATCTACGCAAAACGCAAGATCAATGGATACACGGTGGAAACCGTTGTGGAAGTGACTTGTGGCCCACGTTACGCATACTAAGGAGAAACCATGAAACAAATTGCAACCGCACTGGTCAAAGCACAAAAGGCGTTTGGGCCTGCTTTAAAGTCCTCTACTAACCCGCATTTCAAATCCCGCTACGCTGACCTGTCTGCCTGCGTGGAAGCTGTTATAGACGCTTTAAACAATAACGGAATAGCGTTGATTCAGAAATCTTATGATTGCGTTGATGGCATCATGATTGAAACCGTGTTTGTGCATGAGTCAGGCGAAATGCTAGAAACTGGCGTTCTTAGATTTCCATTAATGAAAAACGATCCCCAAGGCGCAATGGCGTGTTTAACTTATGCGCGGCGCGGTTCGTTGATGGCTGCTTGCGGCATTGCCCCAGAAGATGATGATGGCAATAGCGCCAGCCGCCGCACCGAAATCAAGTCCACGGTTAATGAAAGCCAATTGGCTGACCTGATGGCGGCGATGGATGAAACCACCACATTAGAAGAATTGCAAAAGACTTACAAAACAGCTTATGCCGCAGCCAATGGTGACCCAGCTTGGCAAAAGAAAGTAATTAAAAGCAAAGATGACAAAAAAGCACAGTTGGAGGGCAAATGATTACCTACACTTATAAAGATGTGATTCCAAATGTGGAAGCCATATATGACTGTTTTATTGAAGATGAAAAAGCGGAATTTATGTTAATTGCTGCTTTAAGTTTTGCTGCTGAAATTAACACTCATCTTGGATTGAATTTAAAAACAATAAATGCTTTGTTTAGTCAGTGTGAAAAAGATTATATAAAAAATGTGCTTGAAGAATTGGAGGGCAAATGAAACACGAAATATCACTTGACACATTGGTCATGGCAAAACGCGCCTTGGAAGAATTAACCCAGTGGCATTTGGAAAGGGCGGTTAAAGATATACCTGAGTTTGACCGCACCGCTGATTTGCGTAAACGTGCCTACAAAGCCGCCAGCCAAATTGACTTGTCTATATACACCCTTTTATTAACAAAATTGGAGATTACAGATGGAACAGGGAACAAGTGAATGGTTTGCCGCTAGATGCGGCAAGGTCACCGCCAGCCGCGTGGCAGACATTATTGCCAAGACCAAGACAGGGCCAAGCGCCAGCAGGGAAAACTATCTTGCCCAAATTGTGTGTGAACGCATGACAGGCAAACCCGCAGAGTCATATAGCAATGCTGCGATGGCTTGGGGTACTGAACAAGAACCTTTTGCCCGTGCCGCCTATGAGTCTGCTAAAGACGTTTTAGTTGAAGAAGTAGGGTTTGTATTGCACCCCAACATTTCAGAGGCTGGTGCGTCCCCTGATGGCCTTGTGGGGTTGTTTGGATTGGTTGAAATAAAAGCGCCCAACACCGCCACACACATCCAGACTTTGCTAGATCAAAAAGTGCCTGAAAAGTACAACACGCAGATGCAATGGCAAATGGCTTGCACTCAGCGCCAATGGTGTGACTTTGTAAGTTTTGACCCACGCATGGCAGAGGGCTTACAACTGTTCATCAAACGGGTTGAATTTGACCCACTCTATGTAGCCAGCCTTGAAAAAGAAATCTTGAATTTCTTATTTGATGTTGAACACAAAATCACCCAACTTAACAAACTGAAAGACTGACATGATCAAAATCAAAGACTTAGTAGCAACAAACGGTAATTACAAAAACAAAGACGGTGAAGAAAAAGCACGTTGGATCAACATTGGCGCATTGTTTCAAGATGGCAACAAACTTAGTATCAAACTTGAAAGCATTCCTGTGGGTGGAAATTGGAATGGTTGGGTTAGTTGCGTTGACCCTAAACCAGTTGATGGCAGCGAAAGACGGTTGCCAAAAAAGTATGACGGTTTTGAAGATATGCCCAACGACATACCCTTTTAAGGAACAACCATGCTGCATCCAAGAGTCAGAAACACCGACCCTTTGACCAGTTGGCAGGCGGCAGGGTCTGCAAAAGACCTTGCCAGCCGCCACGCCCAGATCATTGTGGATTGCTTAACCAAACATGGCGCACTGGGTAAAGATGGCATAGCTGCCCACACAGGGCTGGAATCCATGCAAGTCGCTAGGCGGCTGCATGAACTAGAACGCGATGGCGAAATCAGCTTGACAGGTCAGGTTGTCAAATCCAAGTCAGGGCGCATGGAACGCGAATGGAAGATCACACCAATGCAAAGGGAATTAATATGATCCGCAAACGTCAAATTCTAGACTTGCAGCCTAAGACAGACCAACAGTTTTATGATGAATTGCGAAATGGTGTGATTGAAGAAGTGGCGCAGGAAATTAAAAAGTTCACCGCATTTGGGCAAGATACTTTAGATGGTTTGGTTATTTACATCAGGGGGATGAAGAAATGACAAAAGCACAACAAGTATTTGAGGCAATGATGAGGGCTAAAGGTCACACTGACTTTAGTGGCACAAAAGGCAGATACCACAGTCCTGCTATACAAACCCGCTGGAATTACTTTTTACTAGGTTGGGAAATGCGAGGTGTGCAATGATTGCCACAGTCCTAGCCTTGGTAATTGGCGCAATTATTGGGGTTGGGACAATGGTTCTTTTTGCTATGCTGTTGGCACACGTTCAAAATGTGGACAGTCCACCAGATTGGAGAAATGCCCCCCCCAACGATTCTTTGGATGAAGACCCTCCCAATACGCCCCAATAGGGGAAAGAGTCGCCTTATCCCAGATTATCTGCCCATCCCTGAAGAAATTCAAGTCAATGGCACAGCGCTTGAGGTGGATGCTGTTCATGGTCTTAGAACGCCCTGCTTTGAAGTGCAAAGCCTGCTGTTCTGGAGTCCGCGCTAGTTCCCCACCAGTGACCATAAAACCCTGTTCTGTGGCGTACTGGATCAGTTTGCAGGCATCTAGCAAGAAAGCCGCTTGTTCGGTGCTTAAACTCATTTTTTCCTCATTTCCATAATCTTTTCAGCAGTCCTGCCTGCGAAATATGCGCCCATCACTAGCTGACCCCAGCCAGCCAGCAAATTTACATATCCCTCGTTAGCGTTGTAACCAAAAGCTGACATGGTTGTAAAAATAAAATAAGCCGCCAAAATAGCTATAAGGCTTATAGGGCGTATGTTCTTGGATAACCATGAATCAGATGCCATATCCGCTGCCCAACGGTCTGTGATGTTGTTTGCGTCACTTTGGGCGGCTTTTGCCAACAGATCAAGTTCAGCCAGTTCCATCTTGGCTTTTTCAATGCCCAATTCCAGCAGACGTTCTTCATGTTCAAACTGAAGCTGGCGCAGCTTGGATACATCTTCAGGCGTTGGGTTATCAGGAATCTTTACGCCAAGGGTGTTTTCAACTACTTCCTTGCCTTTGGCTTGGATTGCGCTGGATAGCAGTCCTAAACCGTTTTGGGCAAGGCTACCAAGAAGTGAGGCTACGATAGGTAACATTTGATTTCTTCTCCAAAATTTTAATATCTACACAAATCGCTTGAACTGTTCTGCCTAGTTTAATCAATTCAATTTTCTGTTGTGCAATTTCTTGCTCACATTTTTTCTCTTCTAGCGTGTAAATTTCTGACTGAAAAAACGCACATTCCAGCCCAACGCAAATATACAGCAAAGGTATGTAAATTGTCATTTATCTTCTTTTTTGAATGTGGTTTTCATTCCTGCCCTATCTTCTAAAATTGCAATGTGCAAACGGTTAACTTGAATGTCATCACGATTTTTTTGGATTTCTTTTTCCAAGTCTTGGCGTAACTTTTCCCTTGCCAACTCTGCGCCCGTATTACTAGCTTGTTTGTTGTCAGAAGTCACTACCAAGCTAATTTTGCTGTTAAGAATGGTGACTTCATGCGAAAGATTAGACAGCGCCGACATAAGGTAAACCACGCACGAAAACAATAAAGGCAATAAAGCAAATGTGATTTTTTCAACCAAAGCGCTTTTGGTTTCCATCGCTTGAATTTTTTCGTCACTCATTTTTTTCCTCCGCTTTGTTGATTAGCCTCTGCACTACTTCTTGCTGGCGCTTTGTCTCTTGCTTTGCCTCAAGAATATCTAAATACATCATTCCAAGGATTGGCAACAGTAACCCAAACACCACCACCATACTTAAAAAAGCAATCAAGAACCCCACTTGATGATCCTCATTTGTCGGATTGCTTGGAACAATAGGTGGAGGTATATAGTAACTATCATCACTCCCCCGATTATTAGCGCTTTGTCTTGAAGATTGTTTAGCATTTGCTTTCGTTGCCATAATGCAGCCCTATCCTTTGCTTCTTGCGCTAATCTTTCCTTTTCTTGTTCAGCTTGCAACCGTTCAAATTCATCCTGAAACCTTGTCCAAACCGCACCAAGGGCTGGATCAACGCCGTAGATCAACAATTCTCTTAACTCTACTGCTTGGCGTTCCAACTCCATTTCTTGAAAAATGTTGTCAAGGGCTTGGGCTTTTAGTGACTTACCCTTTGGCGGCGATTTCTTTTGTTCGGCAGCGGCAGTTTTGACTTGCTCGTGGGAATCAAAAAATTTGCCGATGTAACCAGAAATTTCCATTGTGATGGCAGACACATCTTTGGATGCCGCTTTACAGTCCTTGTAAAACGATACCGCCTGCTTAATTGCAGCGATGGCGGCAAGGGCTGCGGTGAATGGATCAATTTTTGCCTACCCAATGGCTTATATAGCCCACAGCAGAGGACAAAGCAGAAACCAGCGCCATGCCCACCCACAGGCCGCCACGCCCTTGATTTGCTAGTGCCACTAGCTTTTCAATGGATAATTCTAATTTGTCAATCTTGGTTTCCATTTGATCAAATCGGCGTTCATAGTCCTGAACCTTTTGCCAAAGTACACCGTACTTAACTGGATCAATTTCCATGATCAAGACTTCATGACATACGCAAGCGCGTAATAGGGTGGCAGATTTGCGTTAGTACCAGACACGCCAGCGGTTGCGTTTGTGGTTGCAACAGTGATGCCTGTGGTTGCTGTACCTGTGTTATCAGTCGAATTGCTAACAAAACACGGTGTAGAAGTGCCACTTTGAGGGGATGTGGTTGTTGCTTTTAAATATGTGTGATTATGACCGGGGTCAGTAACAACAGAAGTTGCCGTGTGCGTGTGGCTAACCACAATTGCATCTGCTGAACCGCCAGTAGCCGCCACAGAATAAGTTGATCCTGCGCCCACCACAAATTTGTCGCGCAAGTCAGGTGTGCCGTTTGTGCCATCACACAAATACCAACCCAATGGAACGCTACCAATTGACCCATACCACAACGAAATCATGCCTGTGGGTATGGTTGTGCCCGTGCTAGTGTTTGCCACCCCAATGATTCCATACAAGTTGTCGTATGTGCCAAGGGTTACAGCGGCAGAAGTCTTGACCACAAACTTATAGAAAAACCCATAAGTCAACCAAACTTCATTGGGCAGGCGACCAGACGAATCCAACACAATAGGATTTGAATTGGCTACCGTGCCGTTAATGTCTGTGTAAGTCGCCAAGGGCGTAGTTGAACCAGCTTGGTAGGTGTAGATCAAGCCACCATTCAATGGCAAACCTGTGTTGTCAAAGAATTGCTGACCGTTGCCAATAGGCGAAAGATTAACTGCCATGATGCGTCCTTATTTGTTTATCAATTCTTTGATTGGAACAAAGCGTGATTGTGCGTTTTTAAATGCTTCAGCTTCAGCTTTTTCAATTTTCTTTTGCTTACCTTTTTCTAATTTTGCGCCAATTATTTCATGGGTAGCAAGCGCAGGCAATCCAAAACCAGAACCGCCTGTGGCAAATTCAGCAGCCGCCGCACTACCTTTTTGCAAAATTTGTTGACCAATTTTCCCAGATAATTTTTGTTCAACATTTATTTTTTGCACAGCCGCACCGGGATACCCCGTGTCTGTTTTTAAAATATGCGACACATTATGCAAATCTCTCAAACTGCCCATTTCATCTGCACTAAACAATCGCGGCATAACTTCACGATTGTCATTCATGAACTTAGTTAATTGTTTTGGTTGGTTTGCCAATGCAGCTATGTTGCTTGCAAATTGTGATTTGATGTTTGCCAATGCTTGGTTGCCAGCAAACTGTAATTCTGGCGGCATATTTTTTAGCGTATCAATCACATGGGTAAATTGCTCAACAGACATATTGGCAATATTTTGAGAAATTTTTTCTTTATCAACTTTGCGGTTTATGTTGTTTGGGCCGCTGTCTTCTAAAATTGCAGATATGCCTTTTGGATTGTCCAATGTGTTTTTACGCAATTCAACCAAACTTCTGGCATCTTTGTAAATTGGTGAATTGGTATCTAGGTTTGCCAATACATCTTCATCCACCGCAATTTTTAAAGCACGGTGCAAATTTGCATTTTTCCTATCGTAATTTTCATTTAAAAACTGACGAAAATTTTCTGCTGTTTTGGCATTAGTAGGCAATAAATTTCCATCTTTATCAATCATGTTTAATTGCTTCATTCTGGCTGCTGCAATTTTTGATAGACCAATGGTTTCTGAGTTTGCCAAAGTCAAAGATTCATCATTTAAAACTTTTAATATGTTGTTTGATTCAACAGGGATAGCTGAGGCTTGAGAATCTCTTTTCTCATATATCTTTTTTGTTTCTTTGTTAAAGTAATCTTCTAATTTTTTTAATGGATCAAGGATTGCCTCGCCACGTTTAAATTTTGCGCTTTCATCCAAGCCCACAATACCGCCTGTTCTTTGTGCTTGTTGATCAGCAAATGCTTGCAACCGCCTTTGTTCATCTTTAAACTTTTCAGAAAGATAATTACCTAACGGCGTATCAGATTTAGAGGTTTGATAATTTGTTGCGCGTTCTTTTCCTTTACCCTCTAATGCGGCTAAATCAGCGGCATGATCTTCACCTAATACACGTTGCATGGCTTTTGCTCTTGCAAACTGTTCATCTAATGGCAACCCACTTTCAGCGTATTCAACAGGTTTAAATTCAGAATCTACGCGGGTTGGTTTTGCTGTACCAAGATCAGCTTGCCCAATTACTTGTCCATTTGTGTCATAAATTGGTTGTTGAACCGATTCGGCATCATTGGCTATGTTTGCATTTGCTCGCTGTTGTTCATAATTTTGATTTAATTGTTCGGCATTTTGTTTTAAGTTGCCGCCCCTAGCCTCAAATTGCGCTTGCAATTGTTCTGGCGTTAAACCGCCAACTTTATATGGCTTGTAGTTTGTTGTCCCCGGCGCGATTGCCTCAACCGTAGCCCCAACCGCTTGCTGAATTGGTTTTGGCACAAACTGTTGTACTGTCCCAGCCGCTAATTTTGCTTCTTTGACAATTGGATTAACAACAGCCGCAATTGGTTTTTTTAGTAAAGGCGTGGCAAACATACCTGAACCAATCATGCTTTGAATATCTTGTTTTGGAATATTCAAACCAATTTTTGATTGATTTTGATAAATCCAATCAGCACCTTTGTTAATATTTTCACCAATGAAATTCATCAATTGTTGACTAGCTTCATTTTTATAAGCAGGGTTGTCGGTAACGCCAAAAAGTTTTCCAAAAGGTTTTTCAAGTGCAGTAGTTACCATATTGCCCATACGTTCAGCCTCTTCAGGTGAAGCTTGTGCAAATCTTCCACTGTTATAAAAAAGCTGTCCAGCTAAGGGCAGTACACCACCAATAGTCATGTCAGCCAAAGACGCAGTGCTTGCGCCAAAGTCTTGAACTCCTCTTAGGAATTTGTTTGCTGATGCCTTTACGGTAGCAGGCGAGGTTTTAACTTCTGGAACATCACTTGTTGCACTTCCTAAAATTAATTTTTCTATTTCATCTTCTTCAGTTTTGGGCTTTTTTCGCCCAGCAGAAGTTGCCATACTTCTTGATGGATATGCTGTTGCAGGCGGTTCTGCACTACCGCGAATTAAAGTTTCTATTGGGTCTTCTGTGATATTTGACATTACAAAGTTCCATCGCTAATAAGTTTTTTGATGTTTCTGTACTTTTCAAAATATTCTTTTCTTTGTGGCGAATTCTCTGGATACCCAATAATTTGGTCAACCATTTGTTTTTTCTTTTTGGGGTCTTTAATTAATTTATCTAGCGCCATAATTTCAAACACTTTAGCGTCAGAGTTATTACTCCACATTTGAGTAAAACTTCCCATATTGCTTTCGCCAAATTTTCTAACATATTTATCGGCAGCTTGTCCTAATTTATCGCGAGCCTCAATGTCGCCATATGTTTGAACTGCAATTTTTTGCAAAACATCTGGGGGATAAACTTCATTACCTAATGCCGCAGCAGTCATTTGTTTGCCAGCATCAGAAGATAAAGCCTGCGGATTGTTTCCAATTAAAGCAATTTGTAAATTTGCTAGTTGTTTGCTCAATAATTTATATTGACTGTCATCAAGTAATTTATTGAAATATTGTTCAATTGTTAAACCTTTACCAGCTTTAGAAATTGTGTCTTGCAACAATTGATCAGTGGTAGCAACAATCTTTTCAACGTTGCCACGAATGGGATTGACTGTATTACGGTTTGCAATAACACTGCGAACATATTCACCACCAGCAGTTTGCGCTTCTTTTTCGCCTTGCTCATATCTCATTACAGTTTGACCCGCCACACGTACAGGGAATCTTGGTCGAACTGGTTGACTGTAAACAGGCAAATTTGTTTCTGCTACTGCTGGCAAGTTTGTAACAACTGCACTTTGTTTTGGCGCAACTGCTGACCCATCCCCCACACGCGGCGCAACCTTTGCTGGCGCAGGCACAGCAGATGGTGCGGCTGATGGTGGTGCGGCTGATGGTGGCGCGGCTGCTGGTGCGGATGATGATGGGCCTTGTACTGACGGAAACACAGCACCAGATCCGCCAGCTTGATCAGCAGGGCGAATAGATGTGATTTGTCCATTGGAATTTTTGGTAACAATAACTTGATTTCCTGCTGCGTCAAGTGCCATTGATTCGTTGGGCATAAGTTGTCTGCTGTATGAAGTGCCCGGTAAAGCCACTCCGGGACGAAATTGAGAAAACTCATTTGTTGAGGCAACGTAACCGCTTGTTCCAGTATCCACAGCTATGCCGCTTGGCTGTAATGCCGCTGTACGGGCAGCGTCATCCAATCCAAAAATGTGCCGTTGTTTGTAGAAGCCGCGTAAACCACCGGGTTCATTGATGGCAATATCCAAGTATGGTTGCAAATATTGC